GCGAGCTCGGCATTCGTCGCATCGTTGTAGACAGACGCTGCCCTGGTGTATCCGGTCAGGTCGACGTTGAAGTTCGCCGTGAACGTGAACTCGTCGCCCCGCACGAGCGACAGGTTCAACTCACCGGGAAGTGCTGAAAACGTGGCCATCGTCTACGCCCTCGGATACTGCTCGAGCTCCAGCGTGTGAATCCGCCGGACGTTTTGGTTTCGATCCACCCACCGCCAGCACTGCATGGAGCCGTCAGGCTGGATCACCTTGTACGTCTTCTCCGTCCCGCCTTCGGTCACCACGATCATGTCGCCACGGGCAGGGACGAACCCAAGCTCCGCATCGGCAATCACGAAGTCCCGCGTCTCGATCCGCACCATCTGGCCGGTGGCGTTGATGCCGTCCCACCGGCCCACCAGCGGCGTTGCCCGGCAGTTCACAGGATGCGAAGCCCCGGCCCGGTAGTAGGCGACCATCACCGCCAGGTGCTCCGTGCGTTGCTGCTCGAACCACGCCGAAGCCTTCGCGAGCATGTCCTGCACGAATCACCTCCACGGTCAGCAGGGCCGGGGGCGGGCGGCGTCATTCGCTGCCCCGCCCCCCGGCCCGATCAGCTTCAGACCTTCATCAGCTTCACGTCGACCGTCGCATCGCTCGCGCCGGCCGCAGCCACCGCGTAGCCGGCGAGCACGTTGCTGCCCACCGTGGTCGTGAAGACGCTGTTGGTCGCGTCCCAGTAGACCTTCGCGTAGGCCGACACGGCCTGGTTCCCGGTCTTCGGATGCCGAACCACACCGTCGACCACGAGCGACCCGCGCTCGTTGGCCGCGAGGGCCACGGGCACCACGCCCACGCCCACCGTCCCCATCACGACCACAGCACCGGCCGCCACCGCAGCGGTCGGGGTGTAGTCGATCGTCTCGCCCTCCTGCACGAACGTTGCCATCTTCGTCTCGCTTTCTTGGTTCTTGGTTGGGTTCGTAGTTCGTCACCCCGGGGCCGGGCTTGGGCTCCCGGCCCCGGGCACGATTTGCACTGTCACGCCGATCAGGCCGTGGCCATCCGGTAGCAGCTCTTCGGCTCGCCCTTGGCGACACCGAAGTCGAAGTACCCGCGGACCTGGATGCCCAGCGTGTCGAAGTCGGCCTCGGCCTGCTCGACCACCGGGTTGCGGTTGCCGTTCAGGAAGAGCACCTCCATCGCGTTGAGGTCACCCGGGTTGGCCACCAGCCACCACGTCGTGGCCGACGTGAGGTAGGCGGACGAGACGACCTGATACCGACCCGCCAGCACGTTGGTGCTGGGGGTGACACCGCTGGCACCGTGGACCAGGGCGGAGCCCATGGCCTCGGCACCGGCGATCTCGAGCTCCGGCGGGAGGAGCAGCAGCGCGGGGGCGACCCCCAGCGGCTGGCCGTCCGCGTCGGTGAGCTTCCGGTAGGCCGCCACCGCCGCCTTCAAGCTGGTCAAGCTGAAGGCGTTGCCCGCCCCGGCCGTGGCCCGCTCGAAGTAGGTGGCGTTGTTCGCAGCGAACTCCGCCCAGAAGTTGGTGTTGAACCGGAGAGCCGCACCACGGCCGAGCCGCTGCGGCACCACGGTCAGAGCACCGAGGTCGTCGTTGATGATGTCCCGACGGGTGATCGACGAGATCCGCCCGTAGGACTTGGCACCGAACGAGCGAGCCTCATCGGACGCTTCGGCGGACTTCAGTTCGCCGGCAGCACCGACCTCCTCGAACACGAACCCGCCGTTCACCCGGATCCCGGTCACGGCCTTGAAGTCGGACACGGGGCGGATCATCGAGATCCGATCCCACACCGACTCGACGGCGTTGTAGCCGTTGAGCACCTTCGCGGCCCGCAGCAGCATCTCCTGGACGCCGATGTTCCGCCGCTTGTGGGCGGCCTCCAGCACCGGCGCGGAAAACTGCTTCTCCACGTCGGGCAGGTTGCCGGCGAGGCAGATAGACGCCAGCAGCGTCTTTTCGTCCTCGGCCGGCTTCGCCACGACGTGGACCGCCGGGGCTGCCGGGCGGTCAGCCCGGATGCCGGCGAGCAGCTCGGCCTTCAGTTCGGCCTTCAGCTGCTTGACCACGTCGGCGTAGTCAACGCCGGGAGCCTTCGGCTCGTTGGTGGCCTTGATGGTCTCGGGAGCCACGGCGACAGTCGCCGCGTCTTCCGCCTGGGCCTTGATCGGCTCGGCGGGCGTCTGGTTGGCGTCGTGCGCCATGGGCAAACCCTCATTCGCTTCCGCAGCGATCGCGGCCGATGTAGCGGCATCGGCTCCGAACAAAACGATTGACACCTCGCGGAGCGTGGACGCTCTCACGACGCTGATCGGTCCACTGAACTGGCGGCCGTTCACCTCGACCGACTCGCCGGCGGCGATGTTCTCGATCCGGCCGACATCGGCCCCGATCGACGCCTGGAACTTCCATCCCTTGCGGGCGAGGTTCATGGCCTTCGTGACTTCCGGCCCCTCGCCGATGACCTCGCCGGCCACCGTCAGGTCCGTGCCGCTGTTCTTCACGTCGCCGGCCTGGCCGACGGCGTGGTCCATGTCGTACTGGTGGTTGAGCATCACGGCCACGACCTGGCTGGTCGTGTCCATGCCCGCGAGATCCACAACCAGCGGCAAGCGGCTCCACGCCTGCCGGATGGCCCGGCCGGTGTAGCCCACGAGGCTGAACTTCGGGTTGCCGCCGCTCGTGCCATCCGCCAGGAGCGGGGCGTCGATCAGCGTGGCCTCTCCGGTGATTCGCAGCTTCTGGCTCATGCGTCGGCTCCCTGGGGCTGGTCAACAGGATCAACCGCCGGGGCGGCATCCGCCGGCGTCAGGTCGATGCCCAACTCGTCCGCGTATGCCTTCTCGGCGGCGATCTGCCGGAACACCTGCCGCCAGTCCTTGCCTCGGCGGGCACAGGCTTCGGCCCGGCTGACGGTCTTTGCGTCGAGGCCCACCGTCTCGGCGTTGGCTTCCTTGAGCGGGTCGATGTGCTCGAACCCATCCCACCTCCACCGCCAGGTCCACTGATCGCGGGGCGGCAGGCCGTCGGGGATCGCACCGTCGACGAACGTGGCTTCCTCGATCCACTTCTCCAGCAGCGGATCGAGCACCACCCGCTCGATCTCCGACCGCTCGGCGGCCATGTGCTTGCGGTAGACGAGGTAGTCGCCCCGCATGGTCGAGTAGTTCGCCCCCGTGGCGTCCATCACCGCCACGATGTAGGGCATGTTCAGGCAGCGGCTGATCTGCATGAGCATCCGCCGCTCGAAGGCGTCGAAGGTGCTCGTGGGCTGCTCGGCCTTCATCTGGCCGGCGGTCCAGCCCTCGGGTGCGGCCAAGGCCATGCCCCGCACGAGCGGCAGCGTCTCCGCGAGCGGCAGCTGGGCCGCTGCCCCGGAGGCCGGCATCGTGGTCTGGAGGATCACCGCCAGGTCTGCGGCCGTCTCGGCCGCGGTGACCACGGCGTACTGATACCGCCGCAACATCGCGAACAGCTCGAGGGCCGGAACCACCTCGCCGCATCCCCGACTCTGGCCGGCCCGCGTGGCGTGGTAGTAGTGGTGGACCTTGTCGGCCGCGACCCACCGCCCGCCGATGTCGACGCCCCAGTGCATCGAGCCCGGGTGGTAGTTCAGCAGGTAGTACGCCGCAGGGTTGCCGTCGGCGTCGTAGCGGATGCCGTCCACCGCGCCCCGCAAGTCCCACCGGGCCAGTTCGTCGGCGATCATCTCGGGCTCGACCAGCCGGAGGTCGAGCTGCACGCCGCGGAGCTTGCGGTTCGTGGTCTGGATGGCGAACGTGTCGCCGTCGACGGCCTTGCCGATCCGCAGCGTCCGCAGCTTGCGGGCGAGGTCGATCCGCTGGTGCCACTCGAAGACGTTGTCCTCGACCCGGGCGACCGCCTCCTGGCTGGCGTCGGGGCCGCAGTCCAGGAGCAGCGTCGGGCCGGTGCCGACGGCGTCGGCGGCCAGGGTGTTGACCATCCCGGCGAGGTAGCCGTTGTTCGCCGCCTCGTAGCGGGCGCGAGCCCGGAGCGTGCGGCGGATCGCGGGCGTCAGGCCGGCGTCGGCCGAGTGGTAGTCGACCATGCCCCAGTGCTGCTTGTTGAGCGGCGTGGTCTGGGCGGCGTCGTACCGGGCACGGACCATCTGGGTGATGGCGGTCCGCTGCCGCTCGATGGTCGCCGCCATCCGGGCCTTGTCCGCACCGAACAGGTTGCCGAGAAGGCCCATCAGCCGCCGGCTCCTGGGGCCTGGATCTGGGCCAGCCGCAGGCAGGAAAACGGCGAAGCGGCCGCGGCCCGGTTGCGGATCACGAAGTCGGCGGCCGCCACCTGCCGATCGAGCTCATGCTGCTCCACCTCGCCGGCGTCAGTGCGGGCACGACGCGGCTGCGCGAGGTTTTGGGCGATCGCGTCGACAACGTCTTCGTTGGCCACATGCCGGCTCCGGTGGGCGTGTTTCGCCCTACCATCACTGTACCGGCGTGCAGTGGTGTCACAGGAACTCGATGCCGATCAGGGCGTCGGCCTCGGCGTCTTCGGCGGCGAAGTCGATCTCTTCGTCCATGGCGGTTGCTCCTGCGGCACCGCCATTTTCCGCCTCGCCCTACCTGTCGTTTTCCCGGTGATAACGCACGGTCAGCAGCGTCCCCAGGAAAGCCCCGGAGGCCAGCGGGATGAGGTAGATCGGGTTCTTCGAGTAGGTGATGACCCCGTATGCCAGGAGCGAATACAGAGCGGCCGATATGACGGCCGCCCGCATGGCCTGCCGTCGCTCCACGCAGATGATGTAGTAGGCGTAAAGGATGTCGACGGCGACGTAGGTCACGAAGATCACCGCGGCGGTGACGGGGGAGAAGTCGGTCATCCAAGCCGCTCCAGCAGGCCGCGCAGCACCCGCAGCCGCGACTCTTCTTCCGCGAACGGCGACTCGCCAGCAGTCAGCCACTCAAGAGCCTCGCGCTCTGCGTCGGTGAGTGTGGCGTCCATCGTCACCGTCACTTTGCCTTCGCAGACCGACAGCGTGGCGTCCTGCTCCGCGAGGCGGCGGATGGCGAGGCGCAGGCTGTCTCGCTCTTTGGCGGCCTCGCACAGTTGCGACTCCAGCCGGTCGCCAGCGTCCAGCATACTGGTGATC